AACAAACCTAGCAGACATTCAGACGAGTGCCGCAAATGTCGGGGCAGGCAAAGATATATCCATAACTGCGGCGGCTATTGGATCGGTTACGTCTGTCGCATCAAACATCTCAAATGTTAATAGTGTCGCCAATAACATGACTAAAGTTATTGAGGTGGCAAACGATCTTATTGAGTCGATATCTGAGATAGACACAGTGGCTCAAAGTATTACTAATGTAGATGCTGTTGGAACCTCGATATCAAACGTAAACTTAATAGCTCAGACGGCAAACTTATCTAATGTCACAAATGTTGGAACCAACATAACACACGTAAATACCTTGGCGGGGATAAGTTCAAAGATTACATCCCTAGCGGATATTGAAGATGGGACTACAGCCACAAATGCTATATCTGACTTACACAGTAATCTAGGTATTATTCAGCCACTTGGGGCGAACATCTCCAATATTGTTACTGCGGCTAATAGCATTACAAATATTAACCTTGCTGTTAATCCTACAAACCTTGGCAACATTACTACGGTTGCTGGAGCTATTGCCAACGTGAACCTTGTTGGTGGATCAATCGCCAACGTAAATTCAGTGGCGGCAGTGTTGTCTGACGTTAGTAATGTTGCAAACAACTCGTCTGACATATCAACCGTAGCGGCAAATGTTAGCAATATTGTTTTGGCTGGACAAAACGTAAGTCAAATTTCAACTGCGGCAACATACATTAGTCAAATTATACAAGCCCCAAACTATGCAAGTGACGCTAAGAAGTATGCGACACACGGCGTAAACAGCACTTTCACAGATTCAGATGGCAATATTGAATATTCTGCGAAGCACTATGCCGCAACAGCGCAAGCAGTTGGAACAGCATTTACTACAGTTATTGGGGACGAGAGAAGCACACCAGATACGGACGACATAACGGCTGATAATGGTGCAGACTCTCTTACATTGGTTGGCCTTGGTGGGGCCAAAGTCAGAACAAGCCAGACAGACGACAAGGTATTTATAGACAGTCGTGCAGTCGCAATGGCAGTTGCGCTAGGATAGGAGGAATAAATGGCGGCATATCAATTTAAGAATGCTACAGCGAACAATATAGGTACGACTGCGGTTGACGTTTATACTGTTCCAGCATCTCTAAAGTCTATAGTGATTGGGTGCTCTATATCCAACATTACAGGCGCATCTTTACCTGTTGAGGTAAAACTTATCCAAGCTGACAACACTGAAATCCACATAGCTAAAGGCGCAAGGGTTTTAGGTGGGACGACAGAAGATTTTCTAAGTGGTAAAAAGTTAGTGTTGCAAGCTGGAGAAAAAATCAATGTCGTTTCTAAAACCGCTAGTTCACTTGATTGCGTTATCTCTGTTTTGGAGGATGTAGACTAATGGCTGAAGCAACTGGAATTTATACTGGTAACGCTTATTCGGATAAAACTTTTTACGGATTTAAGCAAAATAACGTAACGGGCGATACAACTGTAAATATTATTAATGATGGGACGACAACAGTGGTTCTTCCAGACAATAATATAATCGACCCAGATGGCTATAAATCCTATTTCTGGTCGGCTGATACTGTCAGCTTCAGTTGGGGTTCTAATGGTCATTTACTAATGGAGTGGATATGAGCCAAATTATTGATCTAGGAAAACTTCGTTTTCATTTTGCAGGTGCATATGATGCCTCTACAAACTACGAAGTAAACGACATAGTAAAGTATGGCGGTAATGTCTACGTCTACACTTATGCTTTAAAGCAATCAGGAAACCTCCCAACCGATAATACATATTGGGCCTTAATGATTGAAGGCTTCAAATTTGAAGGGGTTTACGACACAGCAACGGCTTACCAAATAGGTGACGGTGTTACCCATGGTGGTAAGGTTTATATTTGTGTTCAAGACAGCACAGGAAACACACCACCTAACGCTACCTACTGGTCTCAGTTCGCTGACGGAATTCAGTGGGAAGGCACGTATGCAAACGCAACGGCCTACCAGAAAGGCGACATGGTAATTTATGGCGGTAATACCATATATATCGCTAAGGTCGATACGACAGGAAACCTACCATCCGATGCCACATATTGGGAGCAAATGCTCGAAGGTATTGGTGTTGAGTCTGTATATAATGCCGCCACTGCTTACGCTCGTAACGATCTAGTCGGATATGGTGGATCTGTTTGGAGAGCGAAACAAAATACCACAGGCAATGCGCCAATAGCAGGAGCTAATTGGGAAAAATTCATAGGCGGTATCAAAGCCACGGGTGCATACAATAATGCGACAGCATACGAGATTGATGAAGTTGTTATGTATAACAACACTCTTTATCGCTGTATTGCCGATTCCACTGGTAACATCCCAACGGATGCCAGTTATTGGGAATTATTTATTGTTGGTTACTATTACGCTGGAAATTACGCAGGAGCCACAACATATCAAGTTAATGATATAGCAAAATATGGTGGACAGCTTTATATCTGTACGGCGGTGTCAACTGGTAACGACCCAAGTAATGCTAGTTTTTGGAGTGTATACACAGAGGGTACTTCAAGCAAAGGAGCTTACGACAATACTACTAACTATGTCTTAAACGATGTGGTTTCTTATGGTGGCAGTCTTTATAAAGCTAAAGGGAATACTGTTGGAAATCTTCCCACCGATACAGCTAATTGGGATTCATATATTACTGGCATAAACCCCAGAGGGGCTTGGGCCACGACAACAAATTACGAGCCAGGGGACGTAGTAAATTATGGTGGTAGCTCTTATAGAGTTCTTACTACTCATGCTTCGTCTGACTTTGCCACAGATCTTGCCGCAAATCGTTTAGAACTGTGGGCGGGAGGCATTAGATTTAGAGGAAATTGGAGCACATCAACTGATTATTTAAAAGATGATATAGTCTCTAATGGAGTGTCCTCATATATTTGTCTTGTTTCACATTCGTCTGGGACTTTTTCCACCGATTTGACTGCAAGCAAATGGCAACTCTTCGCTGAGGGCGGGGATTATGTCTTACCTACTGTGTCTGGTAACTCAGGAAAGTTCCTGACAACGGACGGAGTAAGTTATAACTGGGGTGAAGTCTCCGCTGATGTTCCTTTAAAGAACGCTATATCAGCGAACGAAACCCTTCCCACGGATACTATGCGTTTTAGCATGAGCACCCTCACCGTTTCAGGTAGTGCGACCTACACGATTTCATCGGGTGGCTACCATTTCGTAATGAACCCAGATGGGTTCGCACTTCTGCAATAGATAAATAGGAGATAAACATGTCTAAGATAGTAGTAGATCAAATACAAAAAACAGGAGGGACAGCTTTAACGCTACCCGCCGCAGATGGGACAGCAGGCCAGCAGTTAAGCACTGATGGGTCAGGAAACCTTAGTTTTTCTGGCGGTGCTTCTACTGCTTCAAAAATACACACATTCACAAAATCTTTTGGTGGAAACACTGGCTCTGGCTCTTCCCAAAAAGTTATGTGGACAGACATAAAATCTGACGTAGTTATGGCTGACATTGTGAACATCAGAATGACAGGTCACATGGTATGTAGCAGTAACTTTACGGTTTACGCCATGGGTCTAAACTCATCTGGTAGTCCACTAACAAATGGTTACTTGGGTTACGGTCAAAAAGAGTTTTATAACGGTTCCAGTGTTACCGATAGTACGTCCCATAACAGTAACAATGGGCATATTTGGTTCCCTGGCTACACAACAATTTACTCAGAAGGCCAATCATACGGTGACGGTATTCAATTCACTTATGATTTAACGCCTAAGAAGTTTGGCTCTTACGGTGGTCACTTCCATAGAATTAGCCACATTTATCAGCAGGATACGAGTTATGACTATCCTAATGGTGGACAGATGATGTGGAATAACTATGGAGCTAATACTCCGCCTGACACTTGGGAAGGAATTATTTTCTATCCTAGTGCTGGAACTTTTGAATCAGACGATACTAAGTGTCGAGTAACCTTCGAGCTAATGGTTGAGTAATAATTGAAGGAACGGAGGAATAAATGAGCACTTTTAAATCAAATGTAGTTCACGGGGCGCATTTAAAACTTGGGAAACTTACTCAAGTTAAGTCTGATGGTACTGAAATTCCAATGTCAGACAGCCAGTATGCGACTCTATTTAGATCGCCATCAACTGTAACAGGAAGCCAAGAGTACACCTCGGCAGGAAACCATACGTGGGTTTGCCCCGCTGGTGTGAGTGCGGTTTCCGTTGTTTGCATTGGTGGTGGCGGAGCAGGCCAAGATAACTGGGCTAACCCTGCGGGTGGCGGTGCTGGTCTTGGTTGGAAAAACCACATA